GTGTATTATCTGCGGTTATACAACCTAGTTCAATTGTCAACGCACAAGTTTCACCTAGTGCAGGCATTTTACAAAGCAAATTGTCTATGAACATTGCCGGCACATTGGTATCGGCACCTAGTGGAAATGCGGCTTCAATACAATCCAGCAACGGACTAGTTAGTTTTAATAATAATGAATTTTTATTATTTAATGGTTGGGCCAGTTTGCGAACTAGTTCTAGTGCAACTACTGGTGTAACTTTAAGTAAAATACAACAGATTAGTAACGGAACCTTGCTGGGCAATAGAAGCGGTTCAGCGGCAAGTCCTGTTGAAGTGACTCCAGCACAGGTAGTAAGTGATGCCGGTGGACTTACAAACACATTGTTCAATGCTAGCGGTGCTATAACTGTTGCATTTGATGGCACAAACGTGGCAAATAATATATACGCCGTAACTGGTATAACTACCGCACGAGCTGTTAATAGCCTAGTCAAAACAGACAGTGCAGGCGGTATTGATGTTAACTATGTCAAGGTAGGTGGATATAAAGCATTGGGTATTACATCCTTGACTAATACATTTACTACTCCTGGTGGATTTGATTACATGAATGTTATAGGAACATCGTCAAGTAATTCTACCATGACTGTGTTTGGTACACTGGATGTAAGCAACGGTACATTAAAAACCAACTTGTTGACTACTGACAAATCAGGTGCGCCAAGTGGTCCTAACGCAGGTAGTGCAAGTATTAACGGCTGGTGGGCTGTACAGGCATCCAGTCAAATTGACTTCAGTCTGGGCACATTAAAATCGCTAACGCTAACAACTGGCGGTGAAACTGTTAACGGTACTATGACCGGGCGTTGGACACTGGCTGGTGCAAGTCGACTACAAGCTACCTACGCTGACTTGGCAGAATACTATGAAGGTGATCAAGACTACGAAGAAGGTACAGTATTGGTGTTTGGTGGTGACAAAGAAGTTACTACTACAACACAAATAAATGACACAAGAAGTGCTGGCGTAGTCAGTGCTAACCCAGCGTATGTTATGAATGGTGAGCAAACAGGTATTAAGGTCTGTATTGCACTTGCCGGTCGTGTGCCAGTAAAAGTTATTGGGCGTGTTAAGAAAGGTGACATGCTGACCACCAGTGCCACTGCTGGTTATGCTGTTAAGGCTTTAAATCCTACTTTGGGTGCAGTAATTGGTAAAGCACTGGAAGATAAAGACTACGGAGAAGCAGGTATGATACAAGTTGCTGTGGGGAGAGTATAATGGCTAAACTAAATGTTAATATTGGACTCAGTGTCAACGACAAAACCGGTGACACACTGCGCACAGCGTTTGATAAAATAAATCAAAACTTCACTGAACTGTATACCTTGACAGGTGGTACCAGTACAGCATTAACGGAACTGGCGCAGGACTATGCGGCACCCATGTTCAATCATGCTAATCATACCAACATCACTGTGACCTATGATGATGCCAGTAATAAAATATTACTAACTGGTGTTGCGGCACAGGTACAAAGCAACTGGACTGCAACTACTGGCTTGGGTGTTATACTAAACAAGCCCACAATTCCTACTAGCTTTGCTAACACTGGCGACTTTACCTTTACAAGCAGTGCGGCCACGGTGCCAGTCAACACAACACTTACACTTACTGCATTTAATAATACTACTAAAGAATCTAAATTAACACTGAGTCCAACAACTACATCCAGTTTATATGCGGCCAATAATTTAGAATTTGGAATAGGATATGGTACAGGGTTTGAAAAATATTGGCTACTCGGTGCTGACGGAAGTTTAAGATTTCCAGATACCACTGTACAAACCACAGCCTGGACTGGCAGTGTGGCTTATTCCAGCGTAACAGGTACTCCAACAATTCCAACCAGCTTCAGCAGTTTGGTCAACAGCACAAAAACCGTTAGTCTTGCTTCAACTGGTATCTTATCATTGCCAGCACAGGCTGTTCCACTGACCACGGTTAGCCAGATTACCTCAGCCACAATCAATCGAACCGGGGCCAGTATAGATACTGAAGCAATTGCTGCCTCTCGAGACACTTGGCTGGGCATAGAACAAACATTTACAGATATACGTGATCAGGATGAACAAACATTTGCTACTGGTACAAGACCGTGGGTAGGCTTGCCGAGCTGGGAAGCATATCCGTTAATACAGTCTTATACACCCCCGGGCGCTTCACTGCCCCCAACAAGTTCTTTAATAGTAGCGGCGGCGACGGCTACAACGGCTTACCTAGCATACAAAGAACTGGTATCCAACATTGATATTGTGTCAGGCAACCAGATATTCAGCTTTGAAAATTCAGGAACTTTGAGAGTTCCAGGAGTGATAACCAAAGACAACAACTTGGCATTGGTCAGCACAGGAGTAACTGGTGTATTACCAAATGGAATGGTTGCGTCAGTTACCGCTGACGGCCAGGCTGGAAGAGTATTCATAAGAACTGACAGTGGAACATTACGCACTTGGCAGTTTGATGCTAATGGTGTGTTGACATTGCCTGGTAATTTAACATTGCCCTCAGGTGCTGGCATAAACACTGGCACCGATATGCGTCTGCGATCAGGAACGGGTGCTGTAACAATTACCACCAACTATGAAGTTGGCAATGCTACTCCACAGGTTTGGCAATTTGGCAACACTGGCACTTTGCAATTACCCTTAGGCGGCGTCATTGCAGAAGGTGGCGGCCTCACTGGTGCTATCAAACTCACCCCCGCAGGTGGTGCCAACGCAAATCAAGCATTGCTAATTTACCCCACTGCGGCCGGAGATGGTGACCATGTACATTTGACCGCAGGTGGCGGTGCCACTGAATTGTATCTTGGCGATGACAGCCGCTATGTCAAGTTGGTCAATGGTGGCAATATAGAAGTACGAGCCACCACTACAAACGCTTCGGCTTCTGCGTCATGGACCTTTGGCACAGATGGTGCCATATCTACTACTGATCCTTTGATAATAAATGTTCCAAACGGTGTACCAACTGGCGTTGGTGCTATTGCGGCCACTACTGGCAGCTGGGAGCAAAATCCTTTATCCAACTTGGCCACAACAGGCGGGTCAGGAACTGGATTAAGAGTAAACGTTACTTATACTGGAGGATATGCCAGTGCAATTGCTATTGATACTGCTGGTACTGGCTATCTAGATGGCGAACTTATAACAGTTACAAGTGGCAGCTCAAGTGCATCATTTACTATTGCTGTCACAGGAACCATCAATTGGAGATTTGGCACAGATGGCAACTTAACATTCCCAGACGCCACAGTTCAAACCACAGCCTACCTAGCACCAACCACTGGCAACAATGTGATTAGCTCTGCAGAGCCTCTTACTATTAGTAGGAACGGTATGACCATCAGAGTCACATCAGCGGGCATGATACAAATGTCTTTTAACAGTGTAATCAATATCACAGGACGAAGTTCAATTAACAATGCTGATTCGGTGGTTATCTCATCACCCAACGGAGTCACTACTGCTAATACTCAATACAATATTGGAGCAGTATTAGCATTGGGCGATCATTTAACAGCCACCATTGTAGACCATAGTTTTCATAGGATCTACAGACTAACTGTGATTATACGCTCCAAAGACACAACTCCTGGACTGGAACTAGTAGTAGCATACGCAATTATCGAACAGATACAATAACGGTAAATACACTAACGGGAGCACAACATGCCAATACAACAAATTGAAATAGGTGGATATGCAAATGACGGTACTGGTGACGATTTGCGCACGGCATTTAACAAGGTCAATGCCAACTTTGCGCTGTTGGACAGCGATGCACAAATCAATGACGGTGCTAATCTAGGCACAGGCGTTGCTGTGCTAAAGGGCAAAACCAGCACTATATTGCAGTTTAAAACCCTTACCAGCACAGACTCATCAGTTACCTTGACCGCAACAGACAACACTGTAAATTTAAAAGCCAACACTATATTATCCACAGACCTTGCTCCAACATTGAGCGGGAATCTAAACCTCAATGGAAATAATATATTAGGTGCTGGATATACTAACTTAGCAGGTACTGCGTTTACAGGAGATGTCAAGTCCTCGGTATGGGGAGTTGACATTGTAGCACTAAACTCCCTGGTTGCGTTATTAATTGAATCCAATAATAATCTTGCTGTTGACCTTGGTTCGTTTAACAACCCAACCGGTTATGAAACTAATGCTAACGGATATGCCTTTGACATGGGCACGTTTGTTGGTTATAATCCCACTAATAGATTTAATTTTGGTACGTTTGTTTAATTGAGACACCTATGGCATTGAATATTTGGTCACAACCGTCCGGCTATACATTTGGAACATTCCAAGAACAGGATATCTTTAATAGGCCTTTGCCGTTAGTAGTTGGGTACGTCAGCGGAGCAACCTTTAAAATTATTTCAGGAAAGTTGCCGCCTGGGCTAAACATTGCGGGTAGTACAATTACTGGAACTCCATATTCCGTATCTGACATCACTGTATTCACATTTTGTGTCAGAGCAACTTTAACTTCTACAGGCGAAATATCTGATAGAACATACTCCATAACTATCGAAGGCGCAGATGCTCCAGAGTTTGTAACTCCAACAGGAAGATTAGCAGTTGGTACCCACCAACAAATGTATGTTCTGGACAAAACCTATATCAATTATCAAATTGAAGCATTTGACTTAGATACCAGCGCCGGTCAAAAATTAAATTATTTTATATCTTCAGGCGATGGTGCGTTGCCTCCAGGTTTAACCATGTCATCAACTGGCAAAATTAGTGGATTTATTTTGCCGGCTGTAAAAATTAAACCGGAGGATGGTACTGGCACTTACGACCAGGCATACTACGATGCGGCTGCTTTTGACTTTGGTTTACGTCCTACCAACGGTTTTGATAGTTATATTTACGATAGAGTATTTTATGATTACAACTTACCCAATGTTAGACCATCAACATTAAATATTAATTATCAATTCAAAGTAACCGTGAGTGATGGCACTAGCATTGCTCAAAGAATTTTTAAAATATTTGTTGTAGGTGATGACCAGTTTAGGGCAGACACAACAACTACAGATGGATTTGCTGACGAATTATTTACAGCTGACGTCACGTATCTAAGACAGCCTGCGTGGCTCACTAATCCTAATATAGGATTATTTAGAGCTAACAACTATCTAACTGTACCAGTTGCACTGTATGATAACTCTAACGTATTTTATAATTTAGAATTAGTTAATCAAGAAGTAAAAGTACAAGCAGTTAATATTTTACCGTCGGATAATTTTAAAACTGGCAATAAAATAACTGTAACTAATGTTACTGGAACAATACTGCCTGGATATTTTTGTCACTTTGAAGGAATTGTTGTAGGTGCAACTGATCAACTTTATAAAATCAGTGTAGTAGAAGATTTAGGTAGTGGAAGATATCGTCTTACTATCCTAACACCATTACAAGTAAGTATTCCAACTGGTACTAGTTTTTATATAGGAACTTTAAGTACATTACCAAAAGGCACGAGTTTTGATGTACAGACTGCTACTATATACGGACTAGTTCCTTACCAACCTGCTATTACAAAAAACTATAACTTTACTATTACTGCCACTAGATTTGGTGATAAACAAGATAGTGCAACTGCATCGAGAACATTTACTATTGGTATTATTGGCGAAATTGACAGCGTAATTACGTGGTCAACTGACGCTGACTTGGGCAGTATCAATGCAAACTTTATTTCTAATTTGCATGTTTCAGCATCTAGCACAATACCCGATGCTATTGTATCATATACATTGATTAGTGGAAGCCTTCCTCCAGGATTGACTTTAAATTACGACGGAGAAATAATAGGTAAGGTTAACCAGTTCTATGATGCCACATCAGGGCTACTTGGGCTTACAAGATTTTTTGATGCGCTACCTCAATTTACACCCAAGACATTTACAACATTTGATTTTAATACTACTAGTATAGATAAACAATATACGTTTACTGTACAGGCTAGAGATCAATATGACTATAGTGCAACTTCTCGTACATTTACCTTGTATGTTGATACACCTAACGATATAAGTTTTAGCAATATTAGGACAAAGCCTTTCTTAAAACAATCACAGCGAACACTTTGGAAATCTTTTATTAACGATACTTCTATTTTTACTCCTGACAGTATTTACAGAACTAACGATGCTAATTTTGGAGTTCAAACTGATTTAAACATGTTAGTTTACGCAGGCATTGAAACTAAGGATGCCGCAAGATTTGTTGGAGCGATAGGTTTAAATCATAAAAGAAAACGATTTACTTTTGGGCTAATTAAATCAGCAGTTGCTATTCAACCTGGTACTACTAATGCAGTATACGAAGTAGTATATGTCAATATCGTAGATCCGCAAGAACCTAATGGTAAATACTTGCCAAGAAAAATACAATTGCCTGGGCTATCTAGTGATACAATAACTATCGATAGTAGTGGTGATATTTGGAGCAGAACTTTAGATTCGTTGGGTACAGATAGTCCAGAAAGTGTTAGACCAGAGCCGATAATTACTGCTGATAGCACAGGGTATGAAGTTTCAAATCCTAATGTTAATAGCTATTTTCCAAACAGCATTACCAATTGGCGCAGTAGAATTAAAGATACAGGCGCAACAGAACGTAACTACCTGCCGCTTTGGATGCGTAGTATCCAGCCCGGACAAAGCCAAGAACTAGGATTTGTCTTGGCTATTCCAATTTGCTACTGCGAAGTGGGTAAAAGTGCTGATATTTTACTAAACATAAAACAGAGCAAATTTGATTTTAAATCTTTAGATTACACAGTGGACAGGTATATAATAGATTCTGTCACCGGTTCGATTAACGATAAATATCTTGTATTTAGAAACGATAGGATAACAGTATGACCAGTCAAATAAATGTCGGAACAATTAACACATCTTACCCAGTTGCAGGTGTTGATAACAACAGCCAAGGATTTCGTGATAATTTTACAGCTATTTCAGCAGGATTAGCCACAGCCAAAACAGAACTTACAGCATTACAAACTAATGCTGTATTAAAAGCAAACCTTACAACCAATACAGTTGTTAACAATGACTTAAATGGTAGCACAATAAGCAACGGTTTGTACAATAGATTTTACGGTGTATATTTTAGCGGAGGTACTGTTTCAGCAGCCGCTAATATAGATCTAGTTAACGGTCCTGTGCAAAAATTTGTTCTTTCAGGAAATGCAACTTTGACTTTCACTGGATGGCCAACTGCGGGAAAAATGGGTCTAATTCGCGTATTGATTGCTAGCGATTTAAATGGTGTGCGTACTCCTGGATTTGCCACTGGAGGTGGTGGCGCAATACGCTATGATGTAGCATATCCTACGTTACCAAACAGTTCGAGTCAAGGATTTAAAGTTGGTGGAGAAAGTGTTAGAAGCGTTACCGTTGATGTTCCTGGCAGTAGATACATTACTCCAACCACTGTATCGTTTACTAGTCCCACATTAACAAATGGAACTCCTGCTAGTGCAACTGCTATCTATAAAGTACTTTCTGCAACTGCCACAGTAGGTGCATTGGGCGCTGGTTACACAACCGGCGACTTGTTAGTTGTAAATCAAGATTCAAAAATTGTGCTGTCAGTTACTGGAGTAAATGGTTCCGGTGGCATTACTAGCCTTAGCCCCACTCAACCGTTAGGCTTAATATCGCCGCTGGCTGGGTCAAAAACTGTTACAGCATTAACAGGTTCGGGAACTGGTGCTAGAGTAGATTTAGTATGTGCTATTGATACTATAACTGTAACAGACAGCGGAGATGGTTGGTCTACCGTTCCTCCAATTGTGACTATTGGGGCTCCGAGTAGTGGCGGTGATCAAGCAACTGCAACGGCTGTTTTGACAACTATAACAACGGACAATGTTAAAGTAATAGAAGCATGGTCTATCGATGGCGGTCTTAACGTGTATCTCAGATACATAGGCGAATACAATTAATGCATCCATTAATATCAAATTTAGAAAATTTGAAGGATAGTGAGATCGATTTTAAAATTAACGATCTCACTAAAAAGTATTTTCAATCTTCAAATCCAGATTTAAGACAACAAGTTTCATTGGCTTTGGATACTTATAAAAACGAACAGTCTAGACGTCAACGTGCTGAATGGCAAAAAATGGTTGATAATCGCGATAAAAACCTTGACAAATTAATCAACATACAGTAAAATATAGGCTATGCGCCTAGACAAATACAGTAATCCTATATTTTCAGAACAAGATCTGTTTGATGCTTTATATCAAAATTATCAGTTTAATGCCGGCGATACTATACTTGTGGATCAACGATCCAACTCAATCAAACAGTTAGAATCGCAAATAGGATTCAAATTATTAGAACCCTATGAAACTCACTTTGAAGTTACCGACTACGATTCAGCTTGCCAATCAAATTGGTATATGCCCGAAGAATACAAAACACTGGATATAGAAGCATGGATTTGGGAACAAACTCCTCCTTGGGATCCTCAACATACAAGAGTTACTGAAGAACTGGCGGCATTCAAAGAACGTAATATGATGGATTTACTACGTTGGCTCAAGTACTTTGTAGACACTTGTAACAAAAACAACGTAGTTTGGGGTGTAGGTAGAGGATCTAGTGTAGCCAGTTACATACTCTATTTAATAGGGGTACACCACATCGATAGTATTAAATATAATCTCGAGTGGCAGGAATTCCTGAGATAAGTACTAGTATAATCAAGGAGATTTAAAATGGAACAACAACCAAAACAAATATATCGTTCAATGCAGGGCAAAGAAGTTGATATGAATCGATTAGTAAACATAAACGAACTTACTCCAGCAGTGGGTAATCTTAAAGTTAATGCACGTGGCGACGAGCTTGGCGCTGGCGGCAGAATTATTAGAAAACGTGAAGACATTTTAAGAGAAGCGGAAGCTAATAGAATTGTACCTGATCAGATTAATGTCAGAGCAGTTGAAGAAGTTGTTACTGCAAAACCTGTAGTTGCTAAGAAAAATGTAGCAGACATGGATCCTGAAGGAAACGAATGAAAAGAGTACCAGTATATGCTAGCAAATTAAAACCAATACGCGATAACATTGTTATTGTTGATATGGATTTTGGCGAGCAAAAAACCAAAGGCGGTCTTGTACTATTAAGCGACGATGGTAAAAGCGAAGGTGTTAAAAGTCGTTGGGGTCGAGTGTATTCTGTTGGCCCAAGCCAGACTGACGTAAAAGTGGGTGAGTGGATTTTACTCGAACATGGTCGCTGGTCGCGTGGGTTCACTGTACTTGATGACGATGGCGTTGATATGATCATTCGACGTGCCGATCCAAAAGGAATCTTAGCAGTTTCAGATGAAAAACCAAATGAGACGATATTCGGTTCACATAGCACAGTGACCCATGCAACATTTGATCCAGCATCGTTTGCAAGGCCAAGTTTCGAACAATAATCTTCTTGACTGTTAGATAGCGTTCATTGTATAATTAGAGCAAGAGTTTCTAATTAAGGAGATACAATGAACGCTAAAGATCAAGCAAAGCAAGATTACGAAGCAAATATTCAACTAATGCAAGACCTCATGGGTCGATTAGATGCAGTAGAGAAAAAAACTACTAGCGAAGTTGAGCATCCCGATCCAACTAAACACAAATATATTAGCTTTGTAAAAAGCTTCTTTAGAATTATTGCTGGCATTGCATTGTGCTTCGGCGAATTTACTATTGCTGGTGTACTATTGATTGTTGCAGAAGCACTTGGCATTTACGAGGAAATGGTTTAAAATGAAAGAATTATGGGTGGAAAAATATCGTCCTAACACTATTGATGGTTATGTGTTTAGAGATAATCATCAAAAAGAACAAGTAGAATCTTGGATTAAACAAAAATCTATCCCGCATTTGTTGTTTAGCGGCAATGCCGGCATTGGTAAAACTACTCTAGCAAGAGTATTGTTTAACGAATTACAAGTTAATGATCTAGATGTCTTGGAAATTAATGCGTCACGCACAAACTCGGTAGAAGATGTTCGTGATAAGATTGTTAATTTTGTACAGATGATTCCATTTGGGGACTTTAAGGTAGTATTGTTAGATGAGGCAGATTACTTATCACCCAACGCACAGGCCGCATTGCGTGGTGTCATGGAAGAATACCATACGACCGCTCGCTTTATTCTTACTTGCAACTATCCTAATAGGATCATACCTGCATTACATAGTCGTTGCCAAGGGTTTCATATTGAACGAGTCGACATTGCAGAATTTACTGCTCGGGTTGCTACTATTCTTATGGAAGAATCTGTAGAGTTCGATCTTGACACCCTGGATACCTTTGTCAAAGCCACTTATCCAGACCTGCGCAAGTGTATTAACACTACACAAATGAACAGTATGGATGGAAAATTGCACACTCCTGAAAAAGCAGATAGTGGGCAAGCTGATTATAAATTAGACATGGTTCGATTATTCAAGGCAGGAAAAATTACAGAAGGTCGTAAACTTGTTTGTAGTCAAGCACGACCTGAAGAGATGGAAGAAATATTCCGGTGGCTGTATGATAACGTAGAAATCTTTGGTGACGAAGCAATCCAAGACAAAGCAATTCTTATCATTAAACAAGGACTAGTGGATCACACATTAATCATTGATCCAGAGATTAATCTTGCGGCAACTTTAATTAGGCTGAGTCATCTATGACATATTTGGTATTAGAGAACTGTATTAAATGTAAGCATACAGACTGTGTAGAAGTATGTCCTGTTGATTGTTTTAAAGAAGGTCCTAATTTTCTTGTCATCGATCCGGACGAATGCATCGACTGCGGTGTATGTGTGCCTGAATGTCCCGTAGACGCCATTGTACCCGACACTGATAAAACAGTTGATGTTATTTTTTGGACTGAACTTAATACTAGACTTGCTAAAAAATGGCCCACTATTACTAAACGTAAAGCCGCATTACCTGATGCTGAAGAATGGAAAGATAAGCCTAATAAACTAGACTTGTTAGAAGAATGAAAGAAAAATTTATAGATGCATACATGGATGTTGCTGAACGATTTGCACAATTAAGCTCAGCACGTAGACTTCATGTCGGTGCTATTGTAGTCAAGGATGATAGAATTATTAGTATTGGCTACAATGGTATGCCGGCTGGTTGGGATAATAATTGCGAAGATGAAATTCAGTACCCTGATGCAGAAGGGATTACATTAAAAACTAAACCGGAAGTTCTTCATGCTGAAACAAATGCCATTGCAAAACTCGCTAAGTCTAACGAATCTGGTCTGGGTGCTACTATGTTTATTACCCATGCTCCATGTTTGGACTGTGCCAAACTTATATACCAAAGTGGTATTGGCAGTGTTCTATATAGGAACACTTATCGGGATACTGGTGGTATCTCGTTTCTTGAAAAATCAGGCGTAATTGTTACACAAATAAAAAAGGGCCCGTAGGCCCTTTTTTACGAATCGCCGTATAGTGCTAGTACTTCCTTAACAGCATTATGACGTTCAATATCCTTGGCATTAAATTGCACAATGTCAACGTGCTTCAATCCCTGCTTTCCTCCAAGTAAATTACAAAAATTGATTAATCCATTATCATTTAATCTATCTGCTTGAGCTAAGTCTCCTGTTACCACCATTCTAGAATTATCTCCAAGTCTAGTTAACAACATTTTCATTTGGTTTACAGTTGTATTCTGACACTCGTCAGCGATAATGTAAGCGTTTTTAAATGTTCGGCCTCGCATATAAGCGAGCGGGCTTATTTCGATAGTTCCATCCTCCAACATTTTTGCAATGTCTTTTTGTTGGTAATACTCTCCTAAGACGTCGAATATAGGTCGTGTCCAAGGCGCCATCTTTTCATTTAGCGTTCCTGGCAAAAATCCTAAATCTTCATCTACACTGACGGCGGGTCTGGTCACAATGATTTTATCAACTTTACCCTCTTGGAACAATCTAATCCCGTTCTGTACGGCTAGCATAGTTTTACCCGTGCCGGCTGGACCAATGGCTAGGATAATGCTTTTAGCATCATCTTGCAATTTTCTAACGTATAGTTCTTGATTAGCGTTGCGTGGTGATAATTGTACACGTTGCTTCTTTTGAGGCAAGTATGGTTGAAAATCAATTATGTTAACTTCTGATGTAAAACGTTTTTTCACTCGTTGCGTTACTCGTTGTTTACTCATCTAAGTTGCTCCTAC